TAGTATTTCAGGCTTCTTTTATTTTTAAACTCAGCTATAATTTCAAACTTAAAACTTCTCTTGCCTAACTTTTTAATATCTTCTAGCAGTGACTTAGAAGAACCCATATAAATAAGCCAGTTAGATTCTCTCTTGGCTGCTGCACTACTACCCTTCTTTCTTTTCACTGGGTGCCAATACTGCTTGCAACCTACATAGGCTTTGCCTGTTTTCTTATTTGTAATAAGATAGACAAACCCAAAGTGTTTCTTTGGATTTGGTTTCTTACTATATTTCCAGTGCATTTAGGTAGTTACTTCTTCAACGTCAGGCGTCTTAACAACTTGAACCAACTCTCTTGTACCATTTGAATACTTAAAAGTACGCAGCCCCTTACCTTGATTAGCATCAGACCAACACATACTCTTGTGTCTACAATAAACACAACCAACAGCAAGCTTAAGGTTACCAGACTTCCCATCAGGAACAGCATCATAGCACTTAGAAGGTATGCTGCTTCCCTTAACAACTTCCTTAAGGTGTTTAACTCTACTACTTGCATTGACCATCTCCATAGAGTGTACTGGTGTTAAACAAATCTTACCAGTAGATTTATCTATAACAAGAAAGGCTGCTTCAGCTATACCATTGGCTTGAGCATAGGCAGATATCTGTGCCATGTATCCAAAGGGATCGTCGTCAGCTATTGTATTAGACTCAAACTTTTTAAAGCTGAATCCAGAAGCAGACTTACAATCAACCAGAACCCCATCAATAACTGCATCCTGATGACCTAGTACTCCCTCTACTGTAACTTCTTTCTGTTGATCTTCTACTGTGTGACCTGCTATAGATGCACAGAGTAGTAGAAGTTCTTCAAGAATATATCCATATAGAAATTTAATGCGTGTACTTGGTGGTAGTTTTTCTTCTGTCGTTTCTGTATTAACATCATACCATAATTGTCTATCAGGCTTTCCTATTGCAGACAGCCTAAGATTTCCATTGCTCCTTGGTTTGCTATACATAAATTCTTTGATGTGAACCTTAAGCATCTCACCAAAGTTATCTATGAGATCATCTACTTCTTTCTCATCACGCTCTATAGGTGTGAGATTAAATAACTCATAGATATCTTCTACTATTGTATTAATATTTTTCATAATAAGATAGGGGTGCTACACTAACCCTATAACCATAAAAATGCAGCACCCCACCTTTACCTAGTTGCCGAACGGGATATCATCTGATTGCAGATCAGCCAACGAGGTGGCAGCATCATTAACATAGCCACCTTCTACAACTTCAAAGCCTTTGTCTCCATACTCAATCAACTCAACTACTTGAAGTGCTGCGAGGTCAGCAGATGTACCCGCTTTACCTGCATAGTTCCACTCAAAGGGAAGTGCTTTTACTGTAACCACACTACCATTCCCAATAAGTTTGTACTCACTATTCCCATCTTCATCTTCAACAACCCAAGGATTGTTTTGGGAATCCACTACCGTAGGTGCTGAACGTGGACCGTTCTTACCCTGCACCTTACGCTTCAACGTGACAAACTCACCACGTTCATCTTCTTTGTTACGTACATTCAGACCTGCACCCTCTACTAAAGCTTTTGAATCTGCATCAAGACAGATATCAACTTGCCAAGCAGGTTCAAACGTGCTGTTAGGCTCTACGACAGAGGCCCAATAGCATTTACCAGTTAGATATAGAGGTTGAATTGGAGGCATATTAATTTTCCTTGTGTTTAGTGCCACACCATTGTGGCTGTTGATATTGTGTTTGTCTACTACTACAACTCCATCAGTATACACTACCTGATTCAGAGTGTCAAGTACTTAATGTGTATCAGCCCATGTCTTACCAACTTTATAATCACAGTCTAATTCACACTTCATCTTCAGTGTCTTTGTTGTCTGTGTCATTGCCTCCTTTGTTATCCTACAGAATCTTTCTATGTCAGGGATAGCTACTTCAAACTGATACTCATCGTGTATCGAAGCAACCAACTTGACATCTAATTTAGTTTTAATAACTCGTTCCATGATATGAACAAGCCACTGCTTACATACTATAGCACCAGCACCCTGAAGTAAAGTGTTTAATGCTGCGTGTTCTGATCTAATATGTAACAGCCTACCATCCAAGGCCGGGACTGTACCCTTAGAAGACCATCTAGCTACCTGCTCCCTCAATATTTTAAGGGCTGGGATGTTATTCAAGAACTTAGTTATCAACTGCTGTCCCTGCTTGGCATTACCACCTACTACACTACCTATCTTTGCTGCACCAGCACCGTAGAGGAATGCATAGATGAATGTCTTTGCTTGATCTCTAGTCTGTAATCCAGCAGCCTTTTGATTGGCCGTGTGTACGTCACCTGTCAATACAATATCAGTATACTCAGGATCATTCATATAGTGTGCCAAACATCTTAGTTCAAGACCGCTGGCGTCCACACCTACCAAGCGATACTTAGATGTATCATCTACTGTCCATAGTCCTCTACACTCTTTGCCGTAAGGGCTATAGACAGCGGGAACTTGTGCCATATTAGGAGATGCATGTGCCATCCTTCCTGTTATAGTACGTAGCGTCATCACACTACCACGTACTCGGTTATCTTCTTGACATGCCATGATCCAAGACTTTAGTAGGCCAGTACGTTTCTGTAATAGAAAGTATCTGTTAAACATCTTGGCCTCTGGTAGATCAATCTTTGATAAGACTGCTTCATTAATAATTACATTTCTTTTTATTGTACCATCTTTTAATTCGATCTCCTTACCAAATTGTTTAGCCTCCCATCCTAGTTTTATAAGCTGTTGTGCTATCTGTTGCCTACTGGCAATATTAAATGGTATGTACTTAGTCTTAGTTTTTAATTCAATTATAGTAGGATCAAAATCTTCTTCTGATTTACGTTCTAGCTCATGCAACTCATCTTGTAACTGAGCCTGTAAGATCATAGCTTCTTGTATCTTAAATGCAAAGCCATTCTTCTTCTGCTTATCCAAGATAGCTCTGACCTTACACTCTAACTTATAAGCTCTAGGGTTAAAAGCTTTACCTTCTTTCTCTAGCTCCTGTGCTACGTGACGGGTCACCTCTGTGTCACGCTTACAATACTCCAACATCTCAGGAGAGTAGTGTGCAAAGTCATGGAAGTCACCCTTCTCAAAGCCAAGGGTCTTACCCCAAGCTTCAAGAGAGTGACCACCATCACGTATAGGATTATAAAGCTGAGACTCAATGAGAGTATCTCTTATCTGACTCAGCTTTATATTACATCCAAGTAAACGATTGAGGACAGGAGCATCGAAGCTGATACCATTATGCATAATAAAGGTATCTATCTGCTGCGACCAACCAGCGAACTCCGAACACTCCTGTCCCACCCACGCCTTAACCTTATTACCTTCATAACTCCTTGCTACGATACAGTGTATCTTTGTTGCATTCAAACTATCTGTTTCAATATCAACTATAGCTGTTGTCATTATACCTTAATGAGACAAGCATCCTCTACTGGTATGTGGAAGAACTTCTCACCCTCTCTGATGTTCCTATTAGATACTTCTTTTACTTCACAGTCAAGTAAAATATTTGCGTCAATATGCCACGCCTGTTTGCAGTCGTTACGCCATACTATAAATGTAAAGAGGGCATCAGGATACTGCTCTTTCCATTTAAGTAGCAAGCGGTTCTTGCGGTAAGGGATACGTACTTCTTTCCAACTAGGGTTCCAATCTCCCTTCCAAGAATACTTAACTTCCACTTCATAGAGGTGGTGTGTTTCTTCTACTGCCTTGCAAATAATATCAAAGTCTTTTCGTTCTGTAGTATCAATAGTAGTGTAGTTCATATCTTTAATATACTTTAAGGTAGCTTTCTTAGCATCAGTGTCAGCTACTTCATACAAAGCTCTGTCAAAAGGTTTACGTTTACCCATCGTAGTCATTCTTCTTCTCCATTTTGTTCTGTTGTTGTTTCTCATGTTTATTCATTCTTCATTCTCCTTACGTTAATCTTTATATCCTATCATCTCAGATTTATGCCCATAATCAGAACAAAGTTCTGGCATCATATCACAGTTAGGGTAACCATCACATCCATAGTGCCGGTACTCATCATCATGTTCCCCAATTGCATCCTGTAACTCTTGTATTTCATCCTGAGATAGGAACTTATGTTTATAAGTAAATAATTTAGTTAACCTTTCTAAATAATCTTCAACTGATTTATTGGTGTGTCCCTCGCCATCATCATATAAAAATGGGTAGTTATGCCAAACATTTTTAAAATCTTTAGGATTTCTTGCAAACGATACCACTGAACCAACTAACTCATGGGCAGGTCTTTTTATTTCTGCACCGTCAGTAGCCCACTTGACTGTTTCAACACAAGAGATTGGCTTATAATTTCTATTTAAAATAATATGAATATACTTATGCCCTGTCATTTTAACATACCATCTAGGCATATCAGCAGGAGGGATGGCGTCTTCTCTTAATAGATAAGGACATAAAATTCTTCTATAAGCTGAAGACCAAAAATTTCTTTTAATCATTCTTCATTCTCCGCAAAAGGGTTATCAATCTGGGTCATCCTACCAGTATCTTTATCATAGTGCAAGTAGCAAGCAACACCAGTGTCACCAGTGTACCTATTCTTTAAGATACGTATGGTGGTGGTGTTGGCTGCTTGCTCATCGTCTGCCTGTTGGTTACGCTCCAGTGCAATCACTGCATCAGATA